GGCGGATTAGGAGAAGGCTTTGACTTATTGATCATTGATGAGGCACAAGAGTATCAGGATGATCAGGAGACCGCATTAAAATATGTTGTATCAGATAGTGCGAATCCACAGACAATCTTTTGCGGAACGCCACCGACATTGGTAAGTTCAGGGACTGTATTTACCAAAATGAGAAAAAAAGCACTGAGTGGAAGTACGTTTAACACCGGATGGGCAGAGTGGTCTGTTGAGTATCAGTCTGATGTCAGAAACCGGGAGCTGTGGTATGAAACAAATCCATCACTAGGAAGCATACTGACCGAAAGAAAGATCATGGATGAAGTGGGAGATGACGAAATTGACTTCAACATTCAGCGCTTGGGATTATGGCTCAAATACAATCAGAAATCGGAGATCAGCAAAAAAGAGTGGGATGCATTAAAGGTAAAGTCATTACCAAAATTTCAAAAAAATCTTTATGTTGGAATTAAATTTGGCCACGATGGAACCAATGTGGCTATGTCTGTTGCTGTAAAAACATTGAAAGGAAAAATTTTTGTTGAGACAATAGATTGCCAATCTGTACGGAATGGAAATGCCTGGATTATTGACTATCTATCGCATATGAATCCACAAAAAATAGTAATCGATGGAGCAAATGGTCAGAAACTGTTAGAAGATGAGCTGAAAGAATTTAAAATAAAAAACTCAATATTACCAACAGTAAAAGAAATTATAGTTGCCCATACATCATTTGAGCAGGGGCTATATTCGGGGAAAATATGTCATGCAGGACAGCCGTCGCTGGAGCAGGCAGCAAGCAACTGCGAAAAACGTTCGATTGGAAACAATGGCGGATTTGGATATCGTGCACTAAAAGAAGGAATTGAGATTTCAATCTTGGAAAGTGTAGTGCTTGCATATTGGGCATGCAACGAAAGCAAAGAAAAGAAAAAACAAAAGATCAGTTACTGATAGAAACACCTGAAAGGGTGTTTTTTTAGTATATAAATTATTTATACCACGAGTTTAGTGGGGAAAGGAGTATCATGAGTGAGTTTGAAGTAATCGAGACACAGGAGCAGTTAGATTCTGTGATCGGGGAAAGAATTGAACAGGAAAGAGAAACGATTGAACAGAAATACAACGGTTATCTCTCTCCGGAAGATGCAGCAAAGAAATATGAGGGATATCTTTCACCGGATGAGGTAGAGAAAAAATACAAAGGGTATCTTTCGCCCGAAGATGCAGCAGAAAAAGATAACAAGATCAAGAAATATGAGATCAGTTCTTTAAAAATGAGAATTGCGAACGAAGTAGGAATTCCGCACGAAATGGCCGACAGATTATCCGGTGAGGATGAAGACAGTATTCGTAAAGATGCAAAAAAATTATTGAAACTGATTGGAACAACCAGAAAGGCTCCGCCGTTAAGAACACCAGAGCGTGTAGACGCAGATACAAAAAGAGCAGCATTAAAAAATACATTAGCAGGAATGAAAGGAGAATAAAACATGCCAACTTCTAGAGGAAATAATTTTGATCCAGTACTTGTTACGGATCTGATCAGCAAAGTAAAAGGAAAATCTTCACTTGCAGTACTATCAGCACAGACGCCGATTCCATTTAATGGAATGAAAGAGTTCACATTTACATTGGACAACGAAATTGACATCGTGGCCGAAAACGGCAAGAAGAGCGAAGGCGGGGTTTCTATTGATCCAATCACAATCGTTCCAATCAAATTCGAGTATGGAGCAAGAATCTCAGACGAGTTTCTTTTTGCAACGGAGGAAGCACAGCTTGATATCTTGACAGCATTTAATGATGGATTTGCAAAAAAAGTAGCAAGAGGTCTTGATCTTGCAGCATTCCACGGAGTAAATCCACGAACAGGAGAAGCATCGACTGTGGTAGGCGAAAATAATTTTGATCAAAAGGTAACATCAACAATAACTTATGACGATGCAAATCCGGATAGTAATCTGGAAGATGCGGTTGCAGCTGTTCATAACAACGAAGGCGATGTGACTGGAATTGCGATGAATCCGGCATTTGGATCTGCTATGGCAAAGGTAAAAGCTAACGGTGTCAGCCAGTATCCAGAATTTAAATTTGGAGCAAATCCGGAAACATTAGGAGGAATGAAAGTAGAGGTAAATCGAACTGTATCAGATACATCCAGCGCTGACAGGGCAATCGTTGGAGATTTTTCAAACGGATTCAAATGGGGCTACTCAAAAGAAATTCCATTAGAGATTATTGAATATGGTGATCCAGACAATTCGGGAAAAGACCTGAAGGGATACAATCAGATTTATATCAGAGCTGAGGTATATCTTGGCTGGGGAATCTTACTTCCTGATTCGTTTGCAAGAATTACAGAATCTCAATAAGAAGGTGTAGACTATGGAACATTCTGATTTTGCGACAATCGAAGATGTGAAGACACTATGGAGAGAACTGACAACAAAGGAAGAAGCACGATGCATTGCGCTTCTTCCAATTGTGTCTGATTCTTTAAGGCAGGAAGCAAAAAAAGTTGGTAAAAATCTTGATGAGATGATTGGAAATGATGAAACGCTTGTCAATGTGGCAAGATCAGTAACAGTAGATGTTGTAGCACGGACGCTGATGACCTCAACAGATTCGGAACCAATGACCCAGGTCGCAGAATCAGCGCTTGGCTATTCCTATTCCGGAACTTATCTAGTGCCTGGAGGAGGTTTATTTATTAAAAGGTCAGAACTTGCAAGACTTGGCATTAGAAGACAGAGATATGGAGTGATCGATCTATGTTAAAAGGGATGCCTATTATATACTTCAAAAAAACTGAGACAGGAAAGGACGATTTTAACAGAACGATTTACGAAGAGGTGGAAGAAGTCGTTGAAGATGTATTGATATATCCAAATGGGACTAATGACATACCAACGGCTACTGATCTGACAGGGAAAAAGGTAACTTATATACTTGCAATTCCAAAAGGCGATGAACATGATTGGGAAAACGCAAAAGTTTCGTTTTTTGGACATATATGGAAGACATACGGATTCCCAATTGAAGGAATCGAAAGCATGCTTCCACTTCGGTGGAATAAGAAAGTGATGGTGGAGCTTTATGAGTGATGTCAGGATTGAACTTGACAGTGCAGGAGTAAGAGAAATGCTGCAGTCTGCCGAGGCAATGGAAATTTGTAAAGAAATCGCAGATAAGGCGCAAAGCAAATTAGGAGAAGGATATGAAGTTACGGCCCAAACGGGAAAATACAGGGCACAGGTAAGAATCACAACAGAATCCTACCGTGCGATGGCAAGCAATCTGAAACACAATTCTCTTTTAAAGGCAATAGGACAGGGATAAACACATGATAGAAAAAACCATAATAAACTATCTGACAGATACACTAAATATTCCGGCATATTCCGAAACGCCGGAGAAAAAGCCGGATCAATATATAAAAGTTGAATTAACAGGAGGGTCTGCGGAAAATCTGATCAGTTCTGCGACGATCGCAATTCAGTCATATTCAAATTCACTTTTTAAAGCAGCAGATCTAAACGAAAAAGTAAAAAGAGCGATGAGAAATATCATTTCGATCGACTCAATTTCAAAATGCAAATTAAACAATAGTTATAACTATACAGACACAGCGAAGAAAGAATACCGCTATCAGGCGGTGTTTGACTTGGTCTATTTTGATTAAATGGAGGTCATAAAATGCCCAATACAGAATATGTAACAACTGGAAAACCGAAGGTTGGAGGCGCGGCGTATCGCGCACCATTAGGAACAACACTTCCTAAAAATGCAATAGACAATTTGGATGATGCATTCAAGTCTTTGGGATATATCAGCGAGGATGGATTAGTAAACAGTAATTCTATGGAAACGGACAGCAAACAAGCCTGGGGAGGCGATACTGTAATCACAATGGAAACAAGCAAGCCGGATACATTTAAATATAAACTGATCGAGGCACTAAATGTAGATGTGTTGAAAAGTGTCTACGGCGATGACAATGTCACCGGGACACTGGAAACAGGAATTACAATTAGGGCAAATAATGATGAACAGGAACAGTATTCCTGGGTATTCGATATGCTGTTGAAGGGAAATGTCGCTAAAAGGATTGTTATTCCGATTGCTTCTGTATCATCAGTAGAAGACATTAATTACAAGGACAATGATGTGGTTGGCTATGGGACCACAATCACGGCAGTTCCAGATTCAAGTGATAAGCCATCAACGCATTATGAGTATATCCAGAAAATAAAGAAAGAGAGTGAATAATCATGGTAAAAGGAAAGACCAAAAAGGGGTTTTTCTTCAAGATTCAAGAAGAAGCCATGGATGACTGGGAATTAGTCGAGGAACTCGTAGAAATTGATAAAGGAGATACGACTAAGATTATCAATGTGGCAAAAAAACTGCTTGGAGAAAAGCAGTATGAAAATCTGAAAAATTTTCTTCGTGATAAAGCCTCTGGAAGAGTTAAAGCAACGGATATGATGAATACAGTCTTGGAAATCTTGGAAAAGGTCAAAGAAGGAAAAAACTGATCATCCTCACCGACATGATTGTCCTTGATGAATCAGCATTAATCTGCGATTTAGCAGAAACATATGGGATTTATGATTATAGGTCGTTGCCAGCGAGACGGGTAGCGACCTTTTCTGTCGGATTGAGGGAAAATTCAAGGATTATGATGAAGATTTCTGGAGAAAAAATACAGTTGGATACCCTGCTTATGGCACATGCGGTTGATCGTTTATCCTTAATGGTGTGGATGAATTCAAAAGATGGGGTAAAAGGTACAAACAGGCCAGGCTCGATTGTTGATATTCTGTTAGGAACCGAAAGAGAATGTGACAGTGATATTGTATCTTTTGACAGCTTGGAAGATTTTCAAAAGGCAAGATATGGAATGCAGGAGGAAGAAGAATGGCGACACAATTAGCAAAAGCATATGTACAGATCGTTCCGACTGCAACGGGGATAAAAGGAAAACTTGAATCAATTCTTTCTCCTGAAGTTTCCAGCGTTGGAAAAGAAGCAGGAGAATCGCTTGGATCCAAACTCGCTTCCACTGCGGCAAAAGTAATAGGGGGAGTGGGAATCGGTAAAGCTTTAGCTTCTTCGTTGACGGAAGGGGCTAATCTAGAGCAGTCCTTAGGCGGTGTGGAAACTCTGTTCAAAAAGAATGCAGATGCAGTGATCAAATATGCAGATCAGGCCTATAAAACAGCAGGGCTTTCCTCAAATGACTACATGGAACAGGTAACTTCTTTTAGTGCAGCACTGTTACAGTCACTCGGAGGGGACACTGCAAAAGCAGCAGAAGTGGCAGATATGGCATTGGTTGATATGTCGGATAACGCAAACAAATTTGGATCTGATGCAGAATCGATTCAAAATGCATATCAGGGTTTTGCAAAACAGAACTATACCATGCTGGATAACTTAAAGCTTGGATACGGCGGAACAAAAAGCGAGATGGAGCGTTTGCTGTCAGATGCAGAAAAAATATCTGGACAAGAATATGATATCAGTAATCTGAATGATGTATATCAGGCTATCCACGTGATCCAGGAAAATCTCGATATCACAGGCACAACTTCTAAAGAAGCAGCAACAACATTTTCAGGATCATTTACATCTATGAAAGCAGCAGCGTCTAATCTGCTTGGCAACATTGCACTCGGAAGAGACATTCAGGGACCGTTGAATGCGCTGGCAGAAACAACTTCTACATTTCTTTTTGGAAATTTCGTTCCTATGCTCGGAAGGATTGTTACGGCACTTCCAGAGGCATTGGGAACAGCGGGACCATTGATTGCCCAGATGGGACAGCAGGGGCTGCAGGGGGCAATGTCATTGATCACAGGATTGTCATCCGGACTGGCTGAGAATATCCCAGTATTTTTGGAAAATGCACTGCCTATGATCTTAAATTTTACAGAAAGCCTTCGATCTAATGCAGGGCAGCTTGTAGATGCAGGACTTAATATGATCATGCAGCTTGCTCAGGGCATTGCAAACAGCATGCCGGCACTCATTACATATATACCGCAGATTGTAACGAATATCGCTGGAATTATCAACGATAACGCCCCTAAGATTCTCACAACAGGAGTTCAAATTATAGTCACGCTTGCAAAAGGGCTGATACAGGCCATTCCTACACTGATTGCAAACATTCCGAATATCATAACAGCAATTGTAGCTGTGATATCTGCATTTAACTGGCTGCAGCTTGGAGGGCAGATTGTGACCGGAATCAAAAACGGGATCATAGCTCTAAAAGGACAGGCGGGAACAGCAATGGGAACTGTAAAAACAGCAGTGATCAATGCAATCAAGAACCTCCCGAAAAACTTATTGAATCTCGGAAAGAATGGAATAAGCGGACTAAAAGCAGCACTTAGTTCCGGAACTGGAGTGCTTGGAACAGTTGGAAGAAAAATCCTGACATCGACAGTGAATGCATTAAAAAGCATGCCATCTAAGTTACTTTCGATTGCGGCAAAAGCAATCAGCAGCATGAAGAACTCTTTTACGAAAGTAAAGTGGTCAGAAGTCGGAACCAATATTATAAAAGGAATCGCAAGAGGTGTTACAGGAGGAGTCAGCTACCTTCTCAGTGCAGCAAGAAAAGCAGCATCAGATGCTCTAAGTGCAATTAAAAAGAAATTAGGAATTAAATCACCATCAACCGTGTTTCGTGATGAAGTCGGACGCTATATTGCCTTAGGAATGGCAGCAGGAATCGACGAAAATTCAAAAGCCGTCACGGATTCAGTAAATCGACTGGGTTCTGTTTCAACACAAAGCATTGCATCTGGATTCAGAATGTCAGCTGATGTTGGGGGCAATAACAACGATCAGTTGATCTCCAAAATCGTTTATTTGCTTGAAAAGATTGCAAATGGTGATGGAAATCAGGAAATAGTAATCAAATTAAATAACCGTGAAACAGCAAGAGCATTAAAAGATATGGGAGTGGTATTCGCATGACAGAAATAAAATATGTGAATTCTAGCGAAAGCACAGTTAATTTGCTCGGTAATAATATGAGGATTACGGATGGAAATTTTCATAATTATGAATGGGTGATAGAACAAAAGGATAACAGGACAAAGATCAGCAGTATAAAAAAGAAGCCGATCACCTATAGCATTACGGTTACTCTTCGAGGTTCTATTGAATCAAGAAAAAAAAGACTGGATGAGATTCGGGATATATTTGAAGAAGATATTTACCTTAACAGCCCTGGGAAATTATATTTTGGCGATTATTATATTGAGTGCTTTGCTTATTCGTCGAATACCCATGTCAATGATAATAGAAATAACAGAACAGATGTGGACATGATATTTTATTGTCCATATCCGTTCTGGATCAAGGAAATAAATTATGTATTATCAAACCTCTTGGTTAACGAAGAAGGAACGGACATGGACTATCCGCATGATTTTCCATTTGACTTCGCAAACAGTAGAAGCGCGAGCCATCTAATGAATGAAGGGATTGCACCGGCACATTTCAAAATGATTATATATGGCCCGTGTTCGAACCCAGAAATTACGATTTCTAATCAGATTTATAACATAGAATGCACAGTTGCATCAGATGAATATCTAGTGATTGATTCGATGAAAAAGAAGGTATACCTTGTAGAGAAAGATGGGGCAGAGATCAATCAATATGCAAACAGGGACAGAGAACATTATATTTACGAAAAGATTCCTGTTGGCGCAAATGTCATTGAATGGTCAGGGAATTACAGAGTTGAGATCACACTAATCCAAGAAAGAAGCGAACCAAAATGGATCTAAATTATACAGATATAAATGGAATAGATATTGGCGTTTTGAAAGATTATTCTTTCGATCTGGAGTTTGGTCTTAACGCAACGAATGATTTTGAACTTCAACTGGATTTAGAGGATCATTGTCTCATAGATGACTGCCGTGTGTATATTCAGGATACAGAATATGGAGGTATTGTTGACAATATTGAGGTAGATACAGGAGATGATCTTGTAACCTATACAGGACGTACGTTCCACGGAATTCTTAATAGCAAAACAATCGATCCGGATGATGGTAAAACGGCGTTACTTGTATCTGGAGATGCAAATGATATATTGGACACACTGATCACAAGAATGGAGTTGGAAGAATTGTTCTGTGTGTCGAAAGAAGAATCTGGCATTTATATCGACCAGTATGAATTTAAATACGAAGCAGGATATGATGGCATTTGCACTATGTTACAGATGTTTGGAGGAAAACTTTCTTTTAATGTTGATAAAAATGGGAAAGTTGTGCTTTTCGCAACGGCCTTTACAGATTACAGCCTGGTAGAAGGCTTTGAAACAACTGATACAACATTCGACATTAAAAGATATTATAATCCGGCAAATCATGCAATTTGTATTGGCGAAAGCGATGAAAAGGAATATATCATACATTTATTTACGGATCAGGATGGAAGCATTTTAAAATATGCAAAGACAGAAGAACCGATCGAGGACAGCGATTATATATTAGATAAGTCAGAACGGTTGATAGAAGGATTAAGTGAGGTAACAAAGCGAATAGATGCAAATCCGTCTTCTGAAACAGCATATAAACACGTGGACAAGCAGCCACTGGATTGGAGCTTAAAATATGAATCATTTTACGAATTAACGATTGATGATGAGGGTGAAAGCAAATATGAAGAAGTTGAAGCTATTGAGGAGACTTCATATACAGCACTTGGAACTTCTAAGCCATCCGACTGGGACACAAATTATGATTCTTATTTTACAAGGTCTTCTGATCTTGATGAAAATGGACAGTATACATACAATTCGGTCAGCGGTGATACAACTTATACATATATAAAGCAGAAAAGCCGGCCGGATGATTGGGCAAGTAATTATAGAAATTACTATTATAAAGTAACCGACGGAATTGGAGGAATCGAATGGAAGAGCGCGGAGGGCGTTTCTAAAGAAGTCTATGTATATCAGACCTCTAAGCCATCCGACTGGGACAGCAATTTCAAAAATTATTATTTTAAGAAATTGTATTCCTCAACCAAAAAGTATACGGATCCAAAGAAAAAATCGAAAGGAAAACAGGAGAGCGAGTACATTAAAAAACTGAAAGAAAAAAATACTGATTATAAGCAAGATCATATCACGAGAAAACAAAGAGATGGTACATATGGTTCATTTACTATCTATTATTATAAAACAAAAAAATATGATTCTGTAGAGTCTGTAAATTCTAAAAAAGCCGTGGCACCAGGCTGGAAAAAGAATAAATATCTGACAAAAGTCACGAGCGAGAAGGCGCCGGTATGGTCGAACATATATCATACACGAAAAGCGGCTGGGACGATTGCACCTGATTGGGAAAATAATATTTATTTCAAACAAAAGGTTTCAAAAAAAACACCTAAATTCAACGACAATATCTACGAACAGGTAATTGATCACTACGCGGGATTAGTGCAGGCAGGAGTGGAAGAATTAACAAAACAATGGTCGCAGGATCAGATTACGATCGATTTTGCGGATGACGATGATGACAATTATGATATTGGGGATATTGTTGGAGCTTGTGAACATAATACACAGATCGAGGTGTGGCAGCCAATCACACGAAAAATCGTTAAGATTGAAAATGAAGAAATAACAACAATAGAGTATCAGATAGGAGGAACGGCATAATGGAATTGATCACAGGACACGGCGGATTTCAGCATGTTGATGCTAGTGATTTTGGTTCTCTAAATGCGGGCATTTTTGGAGAAGGGAAATATATATTACAAAACGGAAATCAGTTTGGATATAGTCTCGATTCTGACAATAATATTATCACAATTCTTGATGGCGATGGGATAAATCAAGGCAGACATTTTAGAATTAAGCCGAACGAACCAGAAGAACTGCAGATTGAAAATGGAACTAGCGGGACAAAGAGATATGATTTGGTTGTTGTAAGATATACACGTGATACTGATACAGGAATCGAAGACTGTCAGCTAAATGTCATAAAAGGAACGGAGGCAGAGACACCATCTGATCCAGATTATGTTTCTGGAAATATATTAAATGGCATGGCGGTTGTGGATGATATGCCATTATATCAAATCACTATTGAAGGACGCAACATCACTAATGTTAAGCAGCTGTTTACAGTAGTAGGAACACTATCTGGGATTAATAACATAAAGTTGTTGGCAGATGCAATATATCCTATTGGAAGCATTTATTTGACAGTTGCGAATACAGATCCGGCGGCTTTGTTTGGCGGAACATGGATTCGATGGGGAAGCGGAAGAGTCCCCGTATCGGTTGACGAGTCGCAGGAAGAATTTAATGAACCGGCGAAAACAGGAGGAAGTAAATATCTACAGGAACATACCCATACCGGTCCAGAACATACCCATACCGGTCCAGAGCATACTCACACCGGTCCAGAGCATACTCACACATTTGAAGGTTCTGCCAGTCACGCTCATACACCGTCCGATTCGTCTTATACATTTTCAACTTACAAAGGAACAAGAAGCTCTGAAACTGTAGGCGCAATCAGCGGAAGCGGCTATAAAATATCTCAGGTAAAGGGAAGTGGTGCCTGGGGAGGCTCATCTAAAACCGCAACAGCAACTGTGAAAATTTCAGGTAGCACAGGAAAATCCGGAAATGGGAATACAGGGAAAGCAGGAACCGGCAACACAGGAAAATCCGGAAATGGGAATACAGGGAAAGCAGGAACCGGAGATGCTGGAAACCTGCAGCCCTATATTACTTGCTATATGTGGAAGCGGACGGCATAGAAAGGATTTGCAATGACAACAGAAGAAATTTTATCATTTTTATCAACGGGAGAGCCGAAAATTACTAACGGACTTTTCTCCATCGATGCGGATACGAGGCAGATCTTAGTGCCAGATAAAGAAGAAATTTTCGGAGTGGAAGAAGATGGGTATTCGGAACGCAAGTATTTTGGCGTCCAGCGTCAGCTGACAGACGACATTGATCTGTCTGAATGCAAAGTTGTATCCGTTTATAAGATTCTAGACGAAGATGGCAAGGAACAGGCAAGAGGCAACTATATCGTCAACGACCTTGCATGCAATGATGACTGGGCAGCTTTCTCTATACTATTCCCATTCTCTGCGTATGTTACATTCGGAACAATTTGCTTCATCTTGAGTGTGCGATACTACAAGGATGGAATCCTTGCTAAGGAATGGAATACGACAGTCGCGAAAGGAACTGTATTAAAAGGAATTCCGACCGATTTTACAGATGAAGAAGCAAATAGCGCTGGGAATTTGTACAATCAGCTGCTTAATGAATTTGCGGATGAGTTAAGCAATTTGAAAGATAATATAGTCAATGAGATAAACAGTGTAAATTCTGATGCACTCGATGCAATCGGGGAAAAAGAGACGGAGTCACTTAACAAACTTGAAGAAGAATATCAGGAAATAGAAAAAGGAAGGATTGACCTGACACAGGTCATCGAGGAAAGCAATACCGCAACGGCTGAATGTAAAAAGGCTACTGAAACTGCAAAAACTGCGACGCAGGAACTAAACGATGCAGCAAACAATGCGAATACCGCAGCAGTTAATGCAAATAATGCAGCAGAATCAGCAAATGCAGCAGCAGAAGCATGCCAGGGAATCGTGAATGGTTTGAATACCATGGTGGATACCGTGACAGGGAAAGTGTGCGTGCTT